CGCCTTGGGGGCGTCGTCCACTATATCCACCGTCAACGTCACTACGCCGGTATTGCCGGCCGTGTCGTGGACCGTCAGCGTATACGTGTCGGCATCCTGCAGCCTATCTCCATCTGTAGACAATGCGCTGGCCAGTGCGTACCGGTACTGGTAACCGCCGTCTGCGCGCTGCTCCACGGTAAATGTGCCGTGAGCGCCTTTGTACTCGCCCGGAACAAGGCTCTGGCCCTCAGGCAGCGATACGGGCGTCCACGCGCTCAGCGCGCCTGAGGCTTGCGCATCCGTGCCGCCAGACAGCTGCGCTTCATATACTGTCGCGCCGCCAGAACCTTCACCCACCGTTATCGGGCTCAGGGTCACATCGTGCACGGTCAGGTTCAGCGTGTTGGAGACCTTGTCGCCGTCGCCGTCCTGTACCGTGAAGGTGAAGCTCAAAGGCGTATCGGTCTTGACGCTATCGGCGTTGGAAACAAAAGAGTACTCACCGCTGGACTTGACGCTCAGAGTCCCGGCATCAGACGTGAACGCAAAAGCATACCCTGACGCTGGGGGCACCGCCGTCCATCCGTTAGCAGGCGCTTCCACAGACACTACGGCACCCCCAGAGGACCAACCGTCAGCCCCGGATACCGCATGCTCCAGCAGATTCCCGGTCATGTGGGAACCTTCCGTCAAAATGCTGGTCACTTCCCCCGCCTTGGGGGCGTCGTCCACTATATCCACCGTCAACGTCACTACGCCGGTATTGCCGGCCGTGTCGTGGACCGTCAGCGTATACGTGTCGGCATCCTGCAGCCTATCTCCATCTGTAGACAATGTCCAATCCAGCACCACCACGCCAGCTTCGGCAGCCAGCCGGGCCTGAAAAAGCCAAACCGTATGCCGATGGGTGTAGGATGCCACTGTGTAAATTTTCAGGGAGTCAGTCATGGGCTGACACCAAAACCTTACTGGCATCAACTGCTTGCTTAGGGGCGTTCCATGTCGCCCGGTCAGCCAGCCACTGATTAAATCTGCCCATGAGCATGGGCTCCACCCCATCAATGACCTTGCGCGTCGTCTGGCCAAGGCCGGCACATGACAGAGGATCAAGTCCAAAGATATCATCCGCCACGTTGTGGGCTTTGCAGCGAGCCACCCCGGCCATGGATGCAAAAACGGCAACGATTTCCGCTGCCCGATCAAGACCTGCCTGGCCAGAAATGCGCTTCACTTCCAAAAGGTACGACGCCGCCAATTTGCAGCAATTCTCACAATCTTTGTCTGGCTTCCTGCGGCCGCACCACTGGCGGCATTTGCGCACCGGCTTCCATTCCGACTCCCAAAAAACCGTGTCCACGGTTATTGACGGAAGAGCTTCCAACAACCCGGTGAAATGCTTTACTGTGGCTCCATACGTGCGGCCGAATTGAGAGCAGGTGATAAAGTGCAGTGCCCGGAAAAACAGAAAGGTGGCATGATTGTTTTCTGCCATGCCGTTCAGCGCATCTACCGCAGCATATGCTGCGCCCCACGCGCTGGCGCTTTCCGGCCTGCCCGGCTCGATACCAGACACGTCAAAGGCTTTCCGACGGTTCCAGCCAACGACCGCTGTCCGAAAATATTCGTTGCACAAAGAACACAGACGATCAGCCTGCGGGCATTTATTCCCCTTGTTGCCGCATTCCATATCGCCGCAGGGGTATTCATGAGCCATCATGCACGCTCCTTCAGTTCGCGCGCCATGCGCCCCAGGCGCATCTGCTCGCGGGCCTGCTCGTAACCGCCATAGGCGATCGCCGCTCCCACCAGAACAACAAGGATCAGTGTCTTCATGATGCGGCCCCAGTGCGGCGATCAGCTGCAAATTTGTCAATGATGGTCAACATTCTGGCAGCCTGCCAGGGCAGGATGCGGGCATGCGGGTGTGCAGCGCGGGCGCGCACTTCATCCAGCAGACGACGATCGGCCGGAGAAAATAACGCGGGAGTCAACCTCTCGGCAGGGTGTTGTTTACGCATGGGGATCCTCCGATGTGCAGCTCTGACCATAGCGCACCCAACAATTCACAACGTCTTCCCCTTGTTTTGAGCAACTATCGCACGGACCAAAGCTCATAGGGACAATTTGAACACCCATGGGGCAGCCAGCGTACATTTCAAGCTGAATCGCCAACATTTTTAAGCCAATTGAATTACACCCATTAGCGGTAGGGATATTGGCTGTGTTGCTACCCATGCTGCACCTCCATACCCTGCCCGCCCTCACGCATGATGCCGGGCAGCATGTCCAGCAAATCGTGGTGGGTGGCGCGCACAGAGAGGCGCTGCCCGGCAACAGTAATGTGGTAGGTGCTCATGCCCTTCTTTTCCTCTGTCTGGGGCTTGACAGCCCTGCCCTGGTCGAAATAGATTCTACCCATCATACAGCTCCTAGGAGTTTTGCCCCGGCGTGATTCCAGCACACCGGGGCGTTTTTATTTACGGCCGTATTTAGCGTCGTGAGTGGCCTGCGCCAGCTTGCGAAAGCTCAGTACGGCCTCAATCAACTCATTGGTCTCCCGGTCAATCTTGATCATCTCCTCCGGATCCACATCGCCGTCCGCTATCCGCTCGGCTGCCGCTGACACGTAATCGCCAAATTCCTTGACCGTACTGGCCAGGCTTTCGACCAACTCACCACCACATGCAGCTGGCTGCTGGATCTTCAAAAAAACGCCCCCGCGTTCCCTGGCAAGGGAGATCACAGGGGCATCACAATCGCACACATCCATAAGAGGCAGCAGCATATCGGCCCCTAACTTGTGGCCTGCCTGCTGTGACGCCTCACTCATGAGCGTGTTGTATTTGCTGTAACCAGCGAAGGAAGCGATATCTGTAGCAGACAGACCGGACGGAGCATTCAGAATCATTTGATGTACGACTGCTACGATTGACGGGTACTTCTTTATGACGATATTTCCGGCCATGCTATTGCGCCTCCCAAAATTGCGTGGGCATGAATATGAAAATGTGCTGGACTGATACTGACAAGAATGCGCCTAAGCCTGTGCCTGCAAACCTGGGAAGTTGGGCGCGCGTTTGCGTCTGCCCATTTTCTCTTCACATGGTTCCGGCAGTATTTCCTTGGGGAACCCCAAGGCCAGAAGCTTGTCGTGGTGTCGCTTGAATATTTCCTGCTTCAGCAAAGCTTGCCGGGCACCGTTAGCGGTCATTCCAAGCTGCTTGCCGATATCTCCGAAGGATATGAAGTGGGCACCTTTCCAGGCCAAAAGGCGCTCATAGCGCGACATTGCCATGTGGTTGCCTCCCTGTTACAAAAAAGTTTGTTTTTACGCTTTGCGTAACTGTTTTTAAAAACGTGGCGTCTTTAGTTGGTTCTTATGGTAAAAATTTACCAACGGTCAAGTAATTTTATACCAGATATGGAAATTTTTCTCCATGCTTTGCGATAGAGTTCTGAAAATACTAGAGAATAACCACCTCACAAAGTCTGCCTGCGCCCAAGAGCTTGGGATCACGCACAAGACTTTTGGCGGTTACCTGAAGCCGGACGGGCAGCACAACCTCTGGCAATACTTGCCTACGTTTCTGGCGTGGTATCCTCGCCTGTCGAGGCAGTGGCTTTATTTCGGCGAAGGGCCAATGTTCATCGGTCAGGGCGTACCAATAGACGCTCCGCTTTCACTCCAGGAGCTTACCCGCGCCGCAGAGGCCATAGCAGAGGATTGCGGTGGTGCGTGGGGAGACGTGCTGAAGCTGGTGATCGGGCGGGCGCAGGAAGAGACAGAACAGCAGGGGGGAACCCCCGAAGCAGCCCTGGAGCTTGCCGAGGCCAAAGAGGAGATCCTTCGCCTGCATAAAAAGCTGGAAGGGTTGCAGAGCGAGATTATCGGCCTGCAAAAAGAACTGCTGACCATCCACAAAGCTGAAAAACCCCAGGCCAATGAATGTCCGGGGCGAGCTGCAGACACTGGCCAAACTGTTGCCCGCTCATAGGCCAGAAACAGTAGGTTGGGTAGGAGGGAGAGATGAATAAATGGACGAAAAAGAAAGTACTTTTACTTGTGACCATTCTTTTGATTCTATGGGTTGTTGCGGCCGTAACCGAACGCAAAAACAAAGCTACCACCTTGGCTTCTTCAACTGTGGCAACCTCCCCAGAAATAGCCCTCATCCCATACAAGCTGGCAGATTATAGAGATACTTCAACGGCCCGCCGTAAACGCGGACAGATCAGCATCTACCTAGCTGATTCCACAGCGCAGGTCAGTCAGGAAGCGCTGGCAGCCACCTGCATGGCCGCGGCAAAGTATTACGCGGGCGCTTATGGGCTACAGGCACTTTCCATTTTCCTGGCCGATGTGCCAGGAACCAATGCATGGGAGGCAACACGCCTAGCACAATGCTCATATTCTCCGGACAAAGGCGGATGGAGCGGCGATCAGGGGTGGCTATGGGAGCGTGTGCAGGCGGCTCCACGCGGAGTGACAGAACAGGAACGACAAACAAAGCAACTATGGGGGGACCTAAGAAGCCGCTTCCAAAAAAATGGTGTTACAAATGAAGCGGCCCTTTCGTCTGAAATTGCCAAGCGCTTGCGCATCAAACCTGAGCAAGTAAGCCTGTGCTGGTTCTTGCTGGACGAGATCGACCCGGCACCTTATGCCAAGATCAAAGCGACAGGCCCTGCACAATAGAGCCACCCACAAGACCCTGAAAACAAAATCTGCCCGGACGACCACATGATTATGGCCGGTCGACTCCGGATCAAACTTGTTCTCCATTAATTTACGGCGATTTGCCGGAGGTTGTCAGCCTCCAGCAAATCGCCTTTTTTGTGTCCTGAAATACTATTCATAAAAAAATTATTAAACACTACTGCATGTTAAATAAAATTTTGGCCTTAAAACAGTTACCACCAATTCCCTTCCTGCAATAGCACGAAAAAAAAACATATCACAATTTTTATATGCGCCATATCTGGAGAAGATTTTCTTTTCAAAACTTTTTGCGGAGGGCATTTTCTTGGTGAAAACATCAGCGGCGAAAAAAACATTATAAGGAAAAATTATGAGTAATATGAATTTTGAAAAAGAAGCTTTTGCAGCAATCCTCACTAACTGGATCAGTAGAAAAAAATCTACTTTTTTACTGGATATACACAAAAGCACCAAATGTTATATTGAGAGCGATGATGATTTCATAGACTACATGATAGAGCTTCACAAACAGGAGTATATAAGCATATCAGTGCGTTGTTGGGCTAAACCAGGGAGCAGATGGCGAGAGTGGGAAAGTAAGTTAAACATCTGTCAACGATAACGTCAAATCCGCCACTGATTTTTCACATAAAAGCCGGGATTCCCGGCTTTTTAATTACCCGCCAACATATACCGCCCACTTGCAATGCGAATTCGCCCACGGGCCAACAGCTGCTGAACGGTTCGAGGCTGCTGCCCTGCCCCAACATCCAGCTGCAGTACAAGTAGCCGCTCAAATCGCGCGGCAATAGCCTGAGCATCGCGCTGTGCTTTGCGGCTGGCAGCGCGGGCAAAGGTAAGTGAGATTTGCTTTTTCCCATCCGCCGCGAGGGCCAGATGAGGGAATGCCCCAAGCGCTGCAAGCTTGGTGAGTGGGTCAAACAGAGTTTGCATACAGGCATGGTAGTTGGACAGGGAGCAAAAGAAAAGGCCGGGGTTGACCCGGCCACTTGCGTCTACTCCCGCATCTCTGGCGGCAACTGCCGCCCCTCGACTTCGCTTTTGTAACTTTCCAGACAGTGGTTTTCATCGCCGAGGATGAGTGCCACGCCGTCTACCAGGCGGCGTGGCCAGCTGCGCACGCCGTTGATGTGCCAGCGCCAGCAGTGGGCGCTGATAGTTTCATCCGCCCACCACAGTCCCGCCTGGCGGCAGCGTGGCCACAGGGCCACCAATGCCGCCACAAAACCCATCGCGGCATTGGCAGCCTGATCCAGCGCGATCAGCAGCTGCTTGGTGTTGTGCGCAAGCTCTGCCTTGCGTGAAGCCGTCATATGGCCTCCAGCTCCTCAATGGTTGCCCCTCTGGCCACAGCTGCGGCAACTGCCTCTTTGCGGCTACCGCCTTCTGCCATTCGGGCCGCCTTGTGAGCAACGGCCCCGGCTGTGTACAGGGCAAGAAACGTCTCAGCCGTAAAGGTTAGCCGCACCAGCTCGCCCTTGCCGTCCTGCCAGTTTTTATAGGCATTCCATGCAACCGATTCAGGCAATCCTTGCCCGCCCATCTGCGAAAGCAAGGCCACATTTGCGGTGTCTGCAAAATTCTGCTGGTCAAAAGTGTCGTAAGAAAAATGGTAGGTTATACCGTCCACAACATAGAAAAAGCCAGCAGTAATAGCTGCCGCCGTTTCTGCATCAATGGACACAATCTTTGCCGCCTGAGCACGTAGCAGCCTTTCCATTTCTGACAGTTCCGGTGGCGCTGTGGTTGCTGCCTCCTTCCACCGGGCCACATCATCAGGGCTGGCATCGGCCTCACATTTGATTGCCAGCAGCCCTGGGGCAAGACTCGCATTTTCAGGGTCAGCATCAATGCGGGCGAGGGGCACGCCAGAATGTGAATCAAATAAAATGTACGGCATGGCTTACACCTTAAGGTAGATGACAGTGAGCGTGTTTCCTACAGCCCATGACGCCCGGTTTAATCCAGAGCACGCTCGTACACAGTTGGCCGTGGCATTATTTGCTGTAGGAGCTGATCCGCTGCGCGCGTATGTGGCGTCATAGGTATTAGGCTGACCATAGCCGGGCAGGTTGCTGGCATTGCGATCCCACTGCAAATAATCAGATTCAGATGCGCCATCATAATAACGACGCAGCAAAATCAGTTTGGTGCCCTGGGCTTCAAACTGGAATGCAGACGCTGCCGTATTTTTTGTGGTGGCCAGATTTGCACTAATAATGGCCTGAATACTGGCATTATTTGCCTGCAAGCAGGCCAAGAAAGCATCGCTCTGCCACAGAACTGTGCGTGCCGCCGTACTTGCGGCGACCGCCTGCATCGCCGTGGACGACGCGGCGACCGCCTGCATCGCCGTGGACGACGCGGCGACCGCCTGCATCGCCGTGGACGACGCGGCGACCGCCTCAATATCTGCAAACGGTGCCGGGTCCAATCCAGCAGCACCAACTGCAAATTTACCCACGGCCATATGGTTTCCAAGTACGGATGCATAGGCTGTGGGGTTATTCTTTATAGCGTCCCTGGCCACGGCGCTCGCTGAAATAGCAGACATGGCCACGGCGCTCGCTGAAATAGCAGACATGGCCACGGCGCTCGCTGAAATAGCAGACATGGCCACGGCGCTCGCTGAAATAGCAGACATGGCCACGGCGCTCGCCACTACCGTGGCGAGCGCCTGATCCGTACCCAGTATTACAGCCACCGCATTCTCAGACGCCGACACCTCGCGCATAGCAGTCGCGGACGCCGACACCTCGCGGCTGCCAGCTTCGCTGGCAGCAAGAGTACGCATGGCAAAAGGGCTGTTGGCAATGTCATACATCCAGGCAGACATACCCACTACCATGCGCAAGCTACCTTCGTACTCTGGTTTTTCGGCAAGCAATCCATCCAGCCAATCATTATCAGACCTCTGCAACAATGCATTGCGCAGTGACATTTCTCTTATCATATCGTGCTCCTTGCAGTCTTGCTGCTTGTCGGCTTTGCGCTCGCTGTTTTCATGCGGCGCGCCCTCCTGCCAGAACATGGCAAGGTTGTGAGCCGCCTGAAAACCGCGAGCGCGGGGCGCACCCTCCTCGTCGGGCAAGCCGCTTACGCGGCTACGCCGACTCTGAGGGGTTGCGGTGCGCCGCCCTATTTATCACGACCTATTAGCTACTAGGCCTATAAAACAGATACAGTGTACACAGCAGCCGCAGGCGCTACTGCGGAAGCGGTGCCGTTGAAAAGACAAACCGTCACTACGCCCGGGGCCGACACATACCCCCAGCCAACCAGCTTGATCGCAGCTACTGATGCCGGAGGCGTTACCACCACTGCACGCCCCATTGCCGCTCCTTCAACTGAAATTGTGGCTGTTGATACTCCTGCGGTGGCAATGGTTCCAAAGGACAAAGTCCCTGTTGCTGTTTTTGGCAACACTGTAGCAATATTATCCGCCACTGCCTGGCATGCCCTGTGCGCATCAATCCGCACACCTGCAGCCTGGCGTTCAATTTCTTCGCACAGCAGCCAACCAGGAATTTGCAGTATCCAACGCCCCTTAGCAGCCGCATCGCCCCCAAGGGGCAGGCAAACAAGCTGGCCATCAACCAGAGCTGTGGAAGCAGCATCATAGGCATACAGCCCCACGCCGGGCACAACCACATATGCCCCAGACTTGCCTGCTGGCATAACATACCCAGATTCGCCAGCCGCAATAGACTGATCCTTGGGTACGGGCATAAACTTACGCAATTGCTGTGATGTCAAAAATCCAGAATCGCCCGTGCCAGACATGGCTTGATCGCTGCTCACTGTCAGCCAGGCAGAATCCAGTTTGCCGTCAACACCGGCCCGAGGGGCGCGGTTGGGTGCAGGCGTGGTGCTCAACACCCCCATCAGCTGCGACCCTTCTGCTATGATTTCATCGGTGAGATCTCGCCCGGCCTGGCGGATGGCCTCAATTTCTGTCGCAAGGGTGCTGTCCATCTGCTGTACAGATGCACCCAAGGCCCCCATTGCAGTATCCAGCAGCCCAAGTGATTCCCGCAGGCGCGCGCAGTCAACGGTCATGTCGTTGCGCACGTGGGGCAAGGGCAGATTCAGTTTTGAGGTGCGGTCATCTACACACATAGACATGGCACTTACCTCAGCGCCATGAAGCGCAGGCCACGAACCATGGGCCGCGCAACTACCGTGCCGGAAAGCTCGATCTTGAGCTTGGCCGTGGATATATTTTCAAGAGGGACCGCAAAGCGCACCTCGTAGTAGCCATCATCTGTGGGCGACTGGCCTTCCAGCTGCATGGCCTCCCAATCAGCACTGTCTTTTTTGATCTTTGGTACCACCGACGAGCCAGAAGGGGCCAGCACATCCATTATCAGCACGGCCCGCGTGGCCCCTGCTGCGCTGATAGATCTGCCCACATAATCGGCGGTGGTCAGCACCTCGCCAGCCAACACCTGAGTGCCGGGGTACAAGATCGGGCTGGCATTGGATGTGCCAGAAAGGCGGGCTTTTACCCCAATATTACCTGTCACAGGTGCAGAAAAATGCACCGGCTGTTCTGCCGCCACCGTTACGCTGCTGGTATCGGGCAGGGCCAGGGTGTAATCAATGCGCGCATCGGCTGCCGGGCTTTCAGCAAGGGCCATGAGCACCACGTCCGTTGCACCGGAAAGTGCCACTTCGCCCATATCCACATCCCTTGTGGATTCGGTATACACAGCCCGCAACAGCCGAAAAGCCAAGTCCCTGTCCTGATGCGCTGTCCATGCGCTTGCGTTGGAGCTCGTAAACATCACGCCCACCGTGTACGGCTGCGAGCTGACCCACTGCTGCGCCCGGGCGTCAAACTTGCCCATTTCAGCCATGGCCAGCTCTGTAACGGCATCGTCGCACAACACTGCAAAGGCGTACTCTACCCCGGCAGAAAGCGACACCGGCGCATCAAAAAGCACACGGGTGTGAGAACCGCTGACAACAATATCCTTGGGCTCCAAAATCGTTTCTGCCAGCACCGTGCGACCAGGATAACCGTTGACCGTTTCACGCAGCTGCACACGCACCTGGGTGCTTTTGGCGGTAAACCACAAGTCAATGCCAGCCAATTGCGCGGGGGCAGCCAATGTAAAGGTTTGGGCAACAGGATCATAATACCAGTCGGTAATCGCCTGTACCCGCTGCAACGTAGAAACCGTCAGCGTACCCTGGCCAATAAACACGCCTGTGCCGTGCGAACCGGCCTTGCCCGTGAATGCAACACTTTTAGCCCCGGCTGGCACTTTTGCCGGCACACGAAACTTGCCACGAACCACCCCAGAAGAATCAGCAGTAAGTACAGACATATAAACTCCCTATGCCTGAGGCGTGACTTGCACACCGTCAAAAGTGATTGTGTCAAGAATCTCGCCAGGGCCAAAGCCAGCGAGGCTAAATTCCACGTCTATTTCACGCAGGTATTCCACCGCTGTGTTTGAAGACGAAACAGTTTCTGTGGTCGTGGTGGTATTTGAGCCAGCATACAGCGCCCACCCGCCGTCTCTGGTGGAACGAAAACGCCGCGTAATATCAGACAGCCAGGTGGTTTGCGTTTCCGTCCAACGGTCAATGGCAGGCGTCAATTCCACCTTTGCGGGCAGGGGATCAAAAGCCTGGTACGGATTTACTTTCACCGTGCCCGTGCGCAAGGGCTGCTCCAGCAAGGTCTGCACGTCATAATCCAAGGCCATGGGCACCACGGCAGAAGCCGGGCACGGATAGGATGCCGCTTTATAGATTGGCAACGTAAGCAATCCGTCCACAATGGCTGCGGTTTGCTCCACGCCATCATCACGCAAGCTGTCGTCCCGCAGGGGGTCAACAAAAATCCCCACGCGCACACCACCCTCGCGGGTGGCCACATCGGCTTCCAGCCGCTGGCGGGAGAGTTCCTGCCAAATTGCATCGATGCTGCTGTTTAGGGAGGTGATGTCGTCAAAGGTGGTAACGCGCACACCATCGTTGTAGACGGTACGCACATCACTGCGCCACGCTTGATACACGGTGCCCACGGCAAGCTGGCTCTCGGGCACGCGGGGCCTGATGGGGTTACGTTCCGCAGGTACCCCTTTGTACCAGACAATGCTGCCAGCGGAATCCAGAGCCATGCGATCGTACCGGGGCAATGCCTGCATGTAGGACACAAGGATGTCCGTACCTTCAACAGCACCAACAACCGTAAAACCATCGGCATCAAGGTTTTTTGCAGTTACCTGCTTTATGCGGGTGTATGTTACCTGATACGTGGAGCCAGAATCCGGTTCAGCCCCGCCCGGCGACCAATCCACGGCATCGCCCGTTTTTTTGTAGTCAACACCGGCCTTATATTCGGTGCCACCTGCCCAAACCTTTTCTATGCTCACAACCGAGCTGTAAGGCAGATCATCCGAGGCCCCCACGTAGAGGCCGTGGGTCACTGTGGCAGTTTCCCGCGTGCGGATGGACAGGCTGGTGACAGACCAAATGGGAGAGTGGGCCACGTCTACCCGCTGGCCAGTTGCGGCATCGGCGGTTGCGGCATGTACCTCGGTTGTGACGGCCCGCAGATCAGGCGTGGCAGGGTAGATCACCAGTCGGGACGTGGGCACATCCAGGGCCATCCCATCCACTCGGGCTCGACCTTCCGCAAGGTGGTACACCTGCGCACCATCGGCCCGGTCTTCACCGCGCACCAGAGTAAGGCCGTCACATATATATGTGCCGGTGCCGGTGCTGTCCCGGTCATAGCGGCGAATGGCCTCGGTCACTGCGGAAAGTGCCGGAGGAGCTTCCTTGGGGCGCACAACGCCGTTATCCACAGCGTACACAGGGTAAAAATCCCCAGCTGCACCATCGCCTTCAAACCCCCAGGTCACATTCACCCTCAGCCGCCAGGCACCCGGCTCGCCTTCGCCCTTTGTGCCGCGCGCAATGCAACGGAGCGCGGGGTCTTCGTTTTCGGTAACGATGGTTTCGCTCAGGCGAACGCCCACATTGACCGTGCCCGTCACAGGGATATGCAAAGTTGCAGGGGGGATGGTGCGAACCTCGCGGGATATGTAGATTGCCCCGGCCTCGCAAATAACCTCGCCAGTTTGATAGTTGGCGACAATCTGCCCACCATCAATAACATCCCCATCCTTGAACAGAGCGTCAGATATGCCACCCAGGCGGTCATAGACCTTGCTCTGGATTTCGTTTACCTCGGTGGCCTGCATGACGCGGCCCTCACGCATGAGGTGCCGGTCATAATTTTTTGCCCGATCAAACCGGTTGTAATACCCACCAACCTGCAAAGTTATTTCCTGTTCCGTCAGTCTGCTCATTTCCTGCTCCTTATATGGGCAAAACAAATTCCATGGTTTCACGCACGCTCGAAGATCTGATGCGCGGCGCGTCCAATATCTGCGCAGCCACAAGTTTTCCGGGGCTTTGCAGTTCGCCCGGTGTGAAGTAAAGCTGACCAAGAGGTAAGCCGGGCACCGCAACCGTATCCGCAAACAAACCCACCTCGCGGATTGTGGCCGTGGGCGCGTCCTCATAGTCAAATGCCGCATACAGATAGAGGTTGGGGCTTACATCGCCTGCGCTCACCCGCTTATAGCGGGCGGTTTCTACGGTACCGTCTGGCCGCAAGCCAATGGGCACTACGATCTCGCCGTCCGCAGCTTCCGCAACAAAATCCACGGTGGTCACTTTACGGCGGCCAATTTCCTTGGTCAGGGCAGTTGCGCCCACCAAGGACGGAAGGCTCGCACCGGCAGCACCGTCCCATGCGGGATCACCCTCTCCCCAAGCCAAGTGCAGGGGCCGCGCAGCCAGAGCCGCCGCCAGAGCTGCACGCCCCATAGTGGTCAAAGTTGCAGTGGACATTCCGCCTCCTATTAACTTGTAAAATTCATTGAAAAAATTTGCCGCCACGGCGCATCCTGCCACGCGCCACGCCACACATGATCACTTGGCCAGGCCAAAGCCGATGCACACCTGCCGCCGCACAGAGGCACAGATCCACCCCTTGGGGCACATGTCAGACTAAGGGACTGGGATTGCCGCTCCCGATTCGTCACGTCCTCGCTTGAAACTTCGGTATACGAGGTATCTCCCCATACTGCTGGCTCGCTTTGCCGTACTGTCTCCGGCGCGCCCCAGCAGGTATTCAGATCGCCCCACGTGTGATCCGTATCGGCACTCACACCCTGGCAACGGGATATGGACCGGGGTGTTACAGACCACTGGGGCAATGGGCGGTACAGCCCAACCGAACTAAGCCAGGGCCACGGCCCCCAGCCTTGGCGCAGGGGCTCATCCGGGCTGCTGTAGGAGGACTCTGCCCACACAAAGGGCACAGGTTCCGAGGCCGCAGTGCCAGCCCATGCGCGTGAGGCAACGGCTACCTCTGCGAAAAAACTGCTCAAATGGGATGCCGAAGATATGGATGCCAACCGGGGCTGTGGAGATCCCCACGCATCATCACCCCAAACGATACGCTCCCGCTGGCCAATCAACCGCCATTGCCCACCACCAGATACGGATGGTGCCACAGATGCAGGGCGGCGCAGGGGCATGGCAAACCATCCGCGTGAATAAAGCTCATGCACCACAGCCTGCCTGAAGCCGACAGACTGTGCCCATGAATCTGCTGCCCACCAGGCATCATCAGCTGGCAAGGCCCTCAAGGTCACACCCCATCGGGTGTTGCTGTCCCCCCACGTGTGATCCGTATCAGCACTCACACCCTGACAACGGGATATGGACCGGGGCGTTACTGACCAGGCAGGGGCGGTTCTGCAAATATGGGGCTGTCCATTGGCATCGCGCAGCACCTCGCCAAAGTACCCAGCAAGCAAAACGCCAAGAAGGAATGGAAGATTGGGCGTGTAATATGCAGCCCAGGGGCTAGTGCCCCACACAGGTGCAATAACCCGCCGCACCGTAAAAGCTGCCGATGAGGTCTGGCAGAATTGGTACCGTGGTTCCCAAGGCTCGCTGGCCAGCACCAGCTTGCGACCAAGCGAAACCCAAAAATCACTGCCGTCTGTGCCGGGTATGCCGGGGGTAAGCACGCCCGAGTACCCGCCCCAATACGATGCTCCCCACACGTCTGCGCCAGAAACGCCCGGCCGAAAGTCGTAATCGTTATGGATGCGCCAAAGCTGGCATCGAGCGGGCTGCATCTCAAAGGCAACACGCGAGATCAGCCTAACGGCGTCCATGTCTGGAATGTCACCCACGCCCAGCTGGTAGCTGGCCCAATGCCGCCCCAGGCCACCTTCTTCAATTTCCACCGGGCCAAGCCCAAACAAGGCCAGCGCCTTCTGGATGCTGGCAGGCGTGCCCTTGATGCGATGCCACGGGATTGACTGACGCACCATGGCGGCCAGCTGATCCGCATTTTTTGCGGCTTCCCGAAAATCAACATGATACTGCCAGGCCAAGGCTTCCAGCAGTTCAATCTCCGGATTTTTGAGCCCCCCGCGCGCTTCAATCAGCCGCTGCAAAGGCGCAAGCATCTTTGCCGGATCTTCTTCGCCAAGCCGCGCGTAAATAAGAAGGTTGGGAATGGCCAATGCCAGCGCCCGCAACTGTGGTGCGAGAGCTGCTGCCGCAGCAGACATGGCAGGATCGTCTGCAATGCTTTGCGGCAATAAGCTGCGCAGATCCCCGTCCGAGAGCTTAATCATCCTCAACCCCTCCGTAGGCCACAGAAACAGCAGCTTCTCTGGCCAACTGGTACGGAGCCAAGGCCCTGTATACCGGCGCTGGCATGTCGATACGACGGGCACCAGCCTGCTCTATCAGGCTGGATAACTTAAGAGGCAGTATGTCCCTGCCGGGTTTGGCACGCTGCCACAGCCGGTATTGTTCAACAGCAGCCAGTACCTTTGCCTGTATGGTGGACAGCAACGGCTCCTGACTACGCGAGAGGTACCAGGTGATTTGCACCTCATAAGCAACGATTTCCGGGGCCTGAACAGTTACGGTATCTGTGAGCGGCCGCACATCGTCTGCCGACACTGCCGCGCGCACTGCTGCCAGTATGTCCTCTGACGGCAGCTCGCCGCCCGCCATGACAGGGCGCAAATCAACGGTTCCGGGGGTTGGGCTCCACACGGCCACTTCCGCTATGTCCTGATGCACTGCCAGGGCATGATGGCGGTACGACAACACCGGCCCTGCACAAGTGAAACGCTCCGGTGCCTGTTGGATGCGTGACCGGTAACGATCATCACTCTCCACGTCAGAGCCAAGCATGGTTTGGGTGAGGTTGCGCGTTTTTGCGACATACGCCACGGGATCTACGAGCTGATCAATCTGGCCAGGCACAAGCCCATTGCTGGCCGCACCTGTTACAAGTGCCGTAACGGGCAAATCCACATACAGTGTGCCAGCCCGGATGATGCCCAGGGTGTCCACGGCAAACAGACTTTTGCGGTCAGATGTTGTCACACGGGTGCCAGCAGGAATCTGCACGTCAAACCCTAGCGTGGCAGAGAGCTCAAACCGTTGTGTACAAATGGCGTAGCCAGCGCCAAGCCGCTGCGTGCCCACCATCATGCCGATGTAGTCCAGGTGGTCGCCCTGAGCGTAGGCCAGCAAGTTCTGTCGCCCGGCCAGATTGATCACATTGTTTTGCAGCGCAATTACGTAGGCCACTGACTCCAAAAACAACCGTACCGGGTCCCCAGGATACAGCGTGGTATTCGCTATTTGCTCATACGCGGTGAGCACAGAAGCCTCCACGCTGGCGGGGTCCACATCAGCAAAAAGGATCTCGCTCACAGGCTCACCCCCTCGCGCAAATGCCAGACGATGCGCGGGTACAAACGCCCCTGCATGGCCTCATCTGCAGACGGCTCTAGGGAGATGCGCTCCACAGACACGCGCGGTTCTTTGGCTTCAATGGCTTCGGTAATATCTGCTATGAGGCGGGCCACATCGTAAGGCGTGGGTGCATCAACAAACGCGCCCACGTGGGCGAAGCCACGATCCATGGCCACGCTGTATGCCAGAGTGGTGCATATGATGCGGATGTTCTGCTCGAGGGCCGCAATGCCGGTGGCCCCGATGCTCAGAGGCATGGATATTTCTGCAAGCTCAAGAACGGGCATCAGTGGTACTCCTTCAAGGCCAACTTGACGTCGACTGCAAAAATCTTGTCGCCGACCGTGTAGCGCATTTCCTGCTGCACAGACTCAACGGCGTAATAGCCCCAATTCCAGCCTGCAATAATAAGCCGATATACCTTGCCATTTTTACACAAGGCACTCAGCCGGTCAGCCTCGCGGATAGGATTAACGCCCATGTCCGCTCGCAGCTTGATGGGCATACCCACCGTGGCCAATTCGGGGGCCAAAAACTCCAGACACGGCAAAGCGCCAACTACCTTGTGCTCCTCAAACCGCGCCTTGCGCTCGCGCGAGATCTGGCCAGGCGTGACCGTGCGCCCACCAAGGGGGCTCACCTCAAATATGATGTCGCCAAGGCTGCCTATGCGCATGGTTACCCCCCAACCGGTTCTTGCGTTGTGCTGCTGCCGGGCTGCACACCCTTGTGGATGTGGCCACGCACAGACACCGCGCCAGCGGTCACGTCAGCATCGGGCACATCCAGACCTCCCTGTTCAATGCGGTAATGGCCGAGCAACGTGCCGCTGCCGGGGTTGCCGTCCTTGTCTGTACACCGCAGCAGCCCGGCAAGGGTGATGATCGGCGCGCGCAGCGTGATGTTGATCTGGCTTTCGGCGAGGATTTCCTTCTCGGCCTTGATCGTGGCAGTGCCGGTTGTTTTCAGATCCACATCACCCTTGACGTCGGCATACAGTTTGTGCGCCTCCCGGTCGTAAAAAATGACCGTGCCATCGCTGAAGCGGCTAAACTCCACCTGCCGTTCCTGTTCCGGGTCTGGAGTGGCCTTGGAGTACACGGCCCCAAGCACCACCCCAGCCTCCAGACCCTGCCCGGCAAAGAGGCAGGCCACAGGTTCGCCGTCATCGGGCAGTTTGATTTCCTGATCCTTGAGCACCCGGCGCTGGAGCGTTGGCAAAGGCGCGCTGACCATGTCTTGCCCATCAGCGAGTTGCACCCGGGCCGCGCCCCCGGTCACGCCCACAACTTTGCCAAAACGCAGGCTTGCGCCCCGGTTTGCCTCCAGCGCCGCGATGCGCCGCTCAAGTGCTGCGTAGTCAAATTTCATGGCGCCTCCTAATACTTGAGCGTTTTGCGGATCTCGACAGACGTCTTGTAGCCAGAGCCGATCTTGTGCTCGCAGGATTCAACAAACCAGCTGCCGTCAAAACAGCCAAAACCAGTAACGGCTATCACCACGCCAGCAACCACAGCCGGGTTGCCCATGAATTCCAGCGTGGCCTTGTTCTTTTCCTTGTTTTTGTCCCGCAGCTCTGATGCGCCCAGGCGCATGGCATCCCCGGCAGACTCCACCCGCTTATTGAGCTGGAGCGTTTTTTCGTCTGTAGCATCAGCTCCAGGGGCAGCAACTTCCGCTGTATGCGTGGTGCCGGTTGTGGAATCGGTATAGGCAACCTTGGCCCTCTTGTAGCCGGTCTTGGAGGATGATTCCTTAAAGCTGTAGCTGGTCGGCGAATACATGCCGCCTTTTTTGGGGATGGTGACCGCCGCTTTGCCGGCATCCGCGCCGGCGGCGCTGTAAACCACGAGCTTGCCGTCATGCACCTTGCAGACCATGCCGCGCTCGCGGGCCAGACGCTGCAGAAAGCCCAGGTCGCTTTCTTCGCGTTGATCCTGCCGGGCAAACCCGTGCTCCGGGCCCTCGTACATCAGCTCCAACCCATTTTCTGTTGCAAGCTGGCCAGCAAGGCTCTTCAGAGAAAAGCTTTCCCAAGCTTTGGTTTTGTCCTCATCGCGTAAACCGGTGGTTAACGCTGAGGTAACAGCCTTAATTTTGACCTTGTCGGGCGGGCCGCCAAATTCAATTTCGTCAGCCTTAAAGGTGCCGCACGGGAGCGTGACGGTATGGCCCTCATACTCCCAGTCGTGCACCGTGATGCTGGCCGTAATGGCTGTGCCTTTTTGGGGCCGCCAGGGGCCGATCCACTTGCCATCGCGGTCATGCAGGGTCAGCTGCACTTCGTCCGCCTTGCCGCCGGCATTGTCCTTGAAGCTGAAATCAAGCAAATGCGGATCAACATAGCTCGACGCATCGTGCCCGCCGATGAACACAGCAAGGGTCACACGGCGTGCGATCTTTGTTCCGGTTTTTACATCCATGGCGGCAGCTCTGCTTTTTTTGCAGTGCGAGCAGCGGCAGGCAGATCAGGCACAACCAGCTCAACACCAGCCGGAAAGGAAAGAACATCCATGTACGCAGGGTTTGCCTCCATGAGATAGTGCATCAGGTGCTCCTTACCCCATAGCCGATACGCTATGGCATCCCAGGCATCGCCCTGGACAGTTCTGTAGTTACCCGCCATAGGACAAACGCTCCTGGTCGTGCACAATGTCTGAAATAATGCGCTCAAAGGCCCCCCGGTTTGCCTCCAGCGCATCAACGACACGTTTCGCAAAGCCCTGATCACTCAAACCATTAAGGGTAAAACTCATATTGACCGCAGCACCCGGGGTGGGAACTGTCTGAGATGGCCGGGCCGATTGACTAGCCTGTGGCACCACCGGCTCATTTGCCGTGGCTGAAGGTTTTGGATTAGCCGAAGCAGGTGTAGCCGAAGTGCCCGCGCCGGAAGGCCTTGGGGCCGGAGTATCAGCAGGCGATGGTTTTGCAGGCGTGGCAGGGCTGTTTGGCGTGGATGGGGTAGCTGTAGCCGCTGCAGATGGTGCGGCATCTGACTTTGAAGCTGCTTGGGCCACAACCGGCTTGGCTTCTACTTTGTCTTTTTCTTCGTCATCCAGTCCGACAAATTTTTTAAGACCGCTGAAGGCATCTTTAAAAAAATCACTTACTTGGCTAAACCCAGGAAGTGTCGAAAAAAACTTGCCAATACTTTCGCCCATCTCTCCTAAAGCTCCAGTAAAGGCTTCTGCCAGTTGACCAGGCACACTTTTCAAGCTTTCCCACAGAGCCAGGAACCCTTCACGAAACCAATCGCATTTCTCCCACAAATACCCGAAGCCTATTGCTGCCGCGCTTATAAGCAAGCCAACAGGGCCAAAGGCAAAGCGTAATGCCATGCCGATGCCGCGCACACCCACGGCAAGGACCTGGCTGGCCGTGGTGGCTGAAGCCAGACTGGGCACAAAAATGCCTAGTATTTTTGCAATATTGAGAAGCCCACCACCCATAAAAGTGCCCGCATAGGCAACGCCAATTGCCGCCAGACGAAAGCCGATCAGCCCGGCAGCAGCTCCGATAACAACGGTAGTGAGGCCCTGGTGCTGCTGAGCAAATTCGGCAACACCAGAAATCATTGGACCAATCAGATTCAAGAGAGAATTAAGTGGGGGCAGCAAAACACTGCCAATGTTGATACCAACTTCCTTGACTCTGTTCCCCATCAAAATCAGGTTATTGGCCGTAGTTTTACTACGGTTTTCAAATTCCTGCTGCATGGCCCCGGCGTACTTTGTTTCGTCGGCAGCGATGACCAAATTTTTTTTGACTTCGTCCAGGGAATCCAGAAGCGGGGTGATCGCACCCAGAGATTCCTTGCCAAAAATTTCCTGCATGATGGCAAGCTGCTGGTGCTTCGGCAGTTTTTTTATTTTTTCCAGCACGCTAATTATTGCCGCAGGGCCATCTTTTTGCATCTGCTTGGCCAGCTCTACTGTGCTGATTTTCAAAGAGGCAAAAGCCTCTTTCTGACCTTTCGTGGCAGCTGCTCCGGAAGTCATCGCCAAAATAAGATTTTTGATGCCCGTGGCTGCCACTTCCGGGGCAACCTTCATGCTGTCAAGTGTTGCCGCTAAGGCTGTCATGGGCTTTGCCGCTACACCACCAACAGCACCTAGTGGGCCTATTCTGCGCACAATGTCTGCTATGCCCTTTTCGGAAGCGCTGGTGGTATTCGCAAACTGATTCATCAGATCCAGCACGGATCTGGCCTCACCCATGGTCAGATGCAATGCACTTCGATAGCCGCCAATAGAGTCGGCAGCCTCTTCAGTACTCATGCCGAAAGCGACACTCATATGCGCGGACATTTCAGTAAATTCTTGCAGCTCAGCCAACGTGCCCAATCCCTGCTGGCCACCAGCAGCAAACAACGATGCCAATTCGTTATGTGTTAACGGAAGAGTTCGCCCCATCTGCTTGATTGCTGCTTCCATTTCATAATATTGTGGGGTCAATTTTCCGGCGCTGTCTCGCATACCGTCAATGGTCTTTGCTGCGTCCGCCATGGATGATTCAAAGTCCACAGCCAGCTTGACCGGTGCTCCTATGGCCAAGGCTGGTGCTATAGTTTCAACCAGCCGCCCCCGCAGTTCTCCGCGTTTTTCGGAAGCAGCTTTCTGATTGCCATACCGTTCCATGGCAGTGTTGGCCTTGGCCAACTCCTTAGACGCTCGGGCGTGGGCTGCGGCGTATTCCCCCACTTTCAACCCGTATTTACCAGCCTCGCTTTGCGCGGATCGGTACAAACCGATACTGCGCTGCAGCTCGGCGGCAAGGATCGTGTCCTTGCCGCCACCAGCCGCATACTGCCGCTGCAATTCCATTGTGCGCTTTTGCATGGAATCTGCATTGGCGGCAGCTTTTTCCTTGCGCTTCAGCGCCTCAAGATTGCTAGACGTTGCCTTAATTTTTTGTTCGACCGTGCTAAAGGCAGAGCCAAACGTCGATGACAGTGCTGCGCCAATGGTGAAGCCGATACCGACCGTGTTAGTAGACATGGCGCGCCCCCATGCTGGAGTGGCTTATGGAAACCATGTTTGTCATAATCGGCCTCATACTCATTGGCTGTGTTGTGCTGACAAATGCTGCCAGCATTTTCATCTCGCTACCGAAGGATTTGTGGATCTTTGCACGGCCCAGGACGGAATCTTCCGCCTTATGCGCGATTAAGTTCCCGCTCTAACTCCAGAGCTTCCTGCAGTTCCTCGCAAACCTGGGGCCAAGTCATTCGCATTACTTCAGCCTGCCGAAACCCGCCGAAACGCCGCAGGAGAAGGGCGCTACGCCTTATATCCTTGGCTGAGGGGAATTCCACGAAACTGCAGCAGCAGCTTTTGCAGCTTACCGTAGTCCTCCGAATCAAGCGGACGCAGATCGTCTGGATGCAGGTCGCAGAGATAGGCAACCAATGCGCGTTCTTCTTTCAGTCCCGAGGTTACATTGACGGGATAGTCCTCCAAATCACCAAGCGTCGGACGCCGAATGGTAATTTCATTCAGTGTTCGGTCGGCCAGTTCAACAGGGAATTCCAGTTGAATCGTTACGCTTTTTTCCTTAGCCATGGGTAACTCCTACATTCCGAGGTTGGCCCGCACTTCCGCGAGCTGATCCACGCCATTCAGCACAAAGATGAAGTTGAGCTTGTCCAACTCCACCAGTTCCCTGCCGCCGATCCAGAGCTTGTAGTAATAGAGCTCAAGCTCTGTTTCAGGCTCCATTTTTTTGCCGGCCTCAAACTTGCCGATGCCGATTTTCTTGGGCATGGACTTGGCCACGATCTTCACAGCCTTGTTTACAAACTTGCCGCTGCCAGCGTCGAGCTGTTGAATGTTGCCGCGTATTTCTATGTGGTGACCAACCGGCTGCAACAGCTCCACAGCCTTGTCGGTGACGGTATTCCACTTGATCTTGAGGGCCATGGCCTTGAAGTGCCCGGCAACAGGCACGTCCATTTCGCCAGCGATTCCTAGGCCTGTGATGGACTCTGTGAGGCACTCAAAATCAGGGGCATCAACCGTGGCCACACCCAGTTGATCCACACCGTCCTTGTAGACTTTGGCGTTGGTCAGTACGGCAGGAATGAGATTGGTGGCGGGTAACGCTTGGGACATGGCTCACTCCTATGCGGTCAGGCCATAAAGGGTGGAAAGATAAGAGGGGTCGTATTCCAGCACGAAGGTCAGCTCGCGGGCGGCCTGAGGAGGCGTGAGGTACATATGCCAGCGCACCTTGCCCGCCATGAGATCTGTGGTGGGATTGTCAACAGTTTCAAAAGCAACGCGCCCACCCAGCAAATATTCCCGGCCAACAAGCCCGTTGAGCCACACGTTGAAGGTATCCTGCACGGTTTCGATCATGCGCCGGCGCAGCGGATTGCTGACATACTGCCAGCAAGTGAGCACAAGCGTGTTGCCCACCCAATTGAACATGCGGCGGATCGGGATACTGGTATCTTTGACATCAGTAATACCCGGGTAACCAGCAGTCTGATCCCCCCACGCCACAATTCCCCCAACCATATTCAGGCCGGTAACAATGCCATTACCGTTAAGGTAGGCACCTTCGATGGGCGTGAGGTTAAGGTCTCGACCCGCGTGAACAAGACCTTCGCACTGGAGGCGCTTGTTCGAAGGGGACCAAAAAGGGATACCGTCATTTTCCGCATCGCGCTGGCCAATAACCCCTGCAAGATGGCTGGAGCCATGCTCCGTCAGCCCGCCATAGACCGGGCTGCCAAACATGCAGAGCAGGTTGATGTCGGTAAGATTGTTGTCGTTGAGCCAAGCGGGTACCTCGGTGTACAGCTTGACCTCATCGGGCACGTCGATGATGCCCATGGCACGGAAGTGGCCGCAAATATTGCTGCACGCGGAGCCCACAGCCAGAGCCACAGAGGGCGTGCCCGAAAAGCCAGGGGCGAGGATTTGTCCAGGGATAAGCCTGAATCGCGGGTAGACCTCCTCAACCAGAGCCAGCCCTTTGCGGGCCTTGGTGGTTGAGTCGATGCCGCCAATAATGTCTGTAGCCACGACCTTGGTAACATCCGGCGCGCCAGGTACAGGTGCATCCGGCCCGGCCACATGCACGGCCGGGTCAAAGACGTTAATGGCCACAATGGGGGCAACCTTGTACCGGGCAAGGTACAGGTTAGCCGCTTCGTAGAGGGTGTAGTCGGCAGCAGATTCACCTTCTGCCGGCGCGCCAAAAACGGTCACAAAATCGCTCATACTGTAGATGAGCTTGGGCACATTGACCGGGCGTGCCACGCCGACCCCAAGATGATGCACCGGTGCTGTACCCACAATGACGGGTAGGGCCGAATTTACTTCCACCGGGGTGACCAGGCTGGTTGCCTGCTCCTGAATAAATACGCCATGCTGATAAGCCATGCTGTCTCCTTACTCAAAACCCTGCATTTTCCAGTTGGTGAGCACATAGGCTTCCAAAAAGTGCGGGGGCTGCTCATCCGGCCGTACCCACGCGGCAAAATTCCCGCGCTCATCCGGCTCCAGTACATATTTTTCGTCCAGGGGGTTCTGCCTGCAGGCCAGCACAGCCCTACGCAGCAACCCCAACAAATTGAGCAAATCGTTTTCCCCGGCCTCTCCATCCTCGTTCCAGACAACAAGGCGCAGCGCGATAACCGCGTGGCTGGCTCCGTCTTCGTCATGGCCTGACATCATCTGGATCAGCACCAAGGGGGCGTCGTATTCACCGCCCTCCTTTTTCGCTGGCAGGCTACCCACGCAAACCGTAGCGGGGCGCGTGGGGGCCTGCCCAGGTTCAGGCCGGGTTTGCCGCTGCCTGGTGGACAGAGGCAATGTTGCAAGCAGAGGTTCAAGCATGGCCCGCAGGGCGGTTTGCAGCAGGTACAGGTTCATGCCAGTTTACTCAGCTGGTAATGCACTTCGTGCTCAAGGCGTTTTTCAAATATTTCCCGTGCCCGGGCTTCCGCCGCCCGGTGGGTAACGCCGAAAGCGGCAAAATATTGCACGGCATACCCAAACACTCGGTTAATGTGTTTGCCGCGGCGCTGCACAAGGCACAGCTTGCCGCCCCGCCGAATCACAAAACCCTTTGACTTGCCGCCGTGCGCTTTGACTGTGCGCAGGGGCTCGTTGGGACCGATCTGGTAGCCGGGCACCTGCCAGTTGGTGCTGCGTACCCTCTTGCGCGCCGTGACCTTGCGGGGCAAAAGCCGGAACCTGTCCATGGCCAGCGGCTTGCTGGCAACCCGAAATTCGGCACTTAATCCAGTGCCCTCGGCATGGTACAGAGGCTTGGTGATCGCGGCGCGGATTGCACCGCCCTGAAGAAAACTGTGCCCCTTGATCTGGCCACCGACCTCCTTGGCCATGGCAGGAGCTGCGCGCCGGATCGCCGAGCGCACGGCCTTGTCCACCTGCTTGGGGAAGCCGTGCAGCGGGCCGAGAATCCGCCGTATCTCCTTGGCATCAAACTGCAATTCTATCATGCATAGCTCCTTGTGAGCTTAATGATCAGCATGCCGTCTTCCACACGCACGCTGTTGCTCTCTGCACAGACGGCCCATATCTCGCCATCCAGATCCACTCCCTGATTCGGCACTGGCAGATCGTGGAGGGCATCCGCTGCCAGATACACTGTCCGCACAGATTCCAGAACCGTAATGCCGGAGGCGTTTTCAAATCCACCCGCTGCCCCGGTATCCAGGGCGCTGTGACCGCCATCTTCCACAACAGCGGTCACAGCCACCCCGTTAAAGACGATCTCCCGCCCGAACTCTGTGGGGTTCAGGAAGGTTAGGGCGACATCCGACGCCAGGTCGTCTTGGAAAGTGCTCATTATTTCCGTCCGTCCATACGCGTCTCGAGCCGCACAATACGGGAATCGTGATCACTGAGCTTGCCTTCATGCTTATCCAGGCGGTCGGTTATGGCCGTTTGCAACCCCTTCACATCCGTGCTCAAAGATTGAAATTCGAAGGTCACCAGGCCAAAAAGCATAAGCAGCAGTGCCCCGATTGCCGTAAAGGCATAGTTCAACATTTTCTCTACGGGCATGTGGCCTCCGCGTGTTCCACCCACAACAGAAGTTCTCCGGCTTGGGCTGCGGGCAGATGCACCCACTCGCCATCCACAGTCACCAACTTACCGCCGCTCTCGTAGGCCCAGCTATTTGTCACCAGAGCTCCCGGCGTTGCCGGTGCCGGGGGGAGGCTCGCGCTTGTCAGTGCCGCCGAACTTAGACACCCAGGCAGAGCCAGGAGCAGCACGCACAGCAGCAGTACGCTCAGTGTTCTTTCGATTTTTCCACCAGTTAGCCATCGCATACAGCACCTGTGCGGCCAGCAGCCAGAGCCTAGCCATTGGAGGCGTTCTTGGCCCGCCCCACATTCAGCGCGATCCACTGCACTGCGGTGTAAATCCATTTGTAGATGGCGTTGCCGCCGTCCTTGGGTGCAGGCATGGCCACTGCCATGGCCGCGCAGATGGTCACGGCAAAGGTCACCCAGGTAAGCGCGCTCTCGGGCAGCATGCCTTCCAAAAGGGACAGGATACCCATGCTGGATGCGGCGGCATCTTCGGCCAGAGCGGGCACGGCGAAAGCAAATACGGACACAGCTACCAGCATCACCAGCTGGAAAAGAAAACGGGTTTTCATCGGAAACTCCTCAATATGTGCGTTTCATCCAGCCATCCATGAACTGGCGGTGCTGGAAGTTTTTTGCCGCAAGCCCCACATAGTGCGCTCCCTGCATACAATTGAGGGCATGCACCACGTCGGCCTCGCCAGAACGTCTGGCAAGTATTGCGGACAGGGCATCCAGAGTTTTGTTGCCAACGGCCCCGTCTTCCACCAGGTCGGTAAAAAGTCGCTCGCCCTTGGACTTGTTGTAGTTGAGCGCGTTGCACAGGCGCTGCAGGTATTTGCCAGCGCCGCCACGACCAAGGTTTACAGCCTGCTCAAAGATCTCGTTGGCCACAGGCTGAGGAAAACGGGCCAGCCCCATGCGGTTCCACCACTCAACGCGGAACCATTCCGTGACCAGATCGGCAAGGCCAGGTATGCTCGCCAGATGGCGCGAAAAAGCATTTTGCCCTTGCCGCCAAGACGAGTGATTTTTTGCGGCATCAATGATGGCCCAGCCCTGCCAGTGGGGGAAGAAATTGCGGGCAATGCCACCGTAGGTTTCTCCACCGGCATCACCAACATCGTTGCACCAGCCGCCTTCAAAGCCCCGCAAGGGGGCGTATGCCTGCTCAAATTCTGCCATGGTGCCCCCTTACGGCAGGTCAAAGCCGTCGTTGGCCGAATGGCCGGGGGTCACGCCGGTGAGAATGTAGCCAGCGCCGGGGAACTGGAGGCATTCATCGGTGTTCTGGCGCACCCGATAGATATCGCCACGTGTCTGTTCTTCTCGGTATTGCTCGGTAACCAGCTCGCCAGGGGCGTCTTCTTCCCACACAAACGTACGGCCCAGGGCCGGTTCCTTCAGATCCTGGCCACCGCTGGAGATGCAGGCCAGCAGAACCTTGTCGAGCGGCCAGACCGTTTCGATTTTCTTGTCTTTGTTGCGGGGGGCGTTGTTGTAGACGGCACCGGCCACAAGGATGTTATCCACGCCAAAATAGGCCTTGAGCTGCTCAATAGTCAGCTCGCCGCGAATGGCATTGGGGCTGGTGTATTTGACGCGCTCCATGACTGCCGCACACATGCTAACGTGCCGCAGCACGTCCTCATCCAGCACCAAAGCGTTTGGCTTGAGGCCCACCGTGTAGCGGAAAGCTTCCTTGGCCTTGACCACATCGGCCAGCGGATCGGCGTTGGCGTAATCGTTCCAGGCTTTGGCAACCGGAGCGTTTGTGATCTTTGCGGTATCCATTACCTTGTGGGCCACGCGGCGCTCCTGACTGCGCAGAACCATGAGCGTGGCACGTTTGACGGCAACGACTTCCGCATCAAAATAGTTTTTAAAAAGAGCAGCTTCCTGATCGTCAACAGGCTCTTCCCACCCATTTTCCTTGCAAAAGTAGTGGGCGTCGCCGAACTGCCAATCTCCGCGCGCGTAAGCGGAACGAGCCGCGCGCTCGGTTTCAGCCAGTTCCAGAAACGTGCCGGCCTCAATTACCGGGTAGACCGAAGACTGCAGAGCGGTGGAAAAGGGGGGCAGCACCTGACGGCCAATAAAACCCTGACTGGCGGCAGACATGCTGTATTCAAAGGCCAAGCAACCGAGATCGGGGCGCAGCAGGGCTTCGCTTGAAGTTCTGGGCATGGGTTACTCCTTACGCCGAAATATGGGGAACAAACGCGGGCATCATTTCCACAATGCCGCCAGAAGCCGCCGCCGAGAGGGCCATACCCACAACAGGATTGACGCCGCTGTGCGGCACAACGCTGCCATCTGCGCCGCTGGTAAGCAGCTGACCGATGGTGACAGCCGCAGAGGCGTTTACCTCTACGCTGCCGGGGGTGTTGAGCATGCGCACTGCGACCGGTTGTTCGGCCATCCGAGCACCAAGCTCCGTAATTCCGATGGGGATTTCTCCAGCACCGCAAGGGGCAACGCCATCGCCAGACAATTTGACCAAGCTGTCTGCCCCGATAAGGGCTGCTGCAGAAAAAGTTCTGCGAGAATTTTCAAAGTTGGCCATGACGACACCTCCTACTTGCGCGCGGCATTGCTAGCCGCGATCCATTTTTTGTGGGCTTCGGGGTTGGCCTTTGCCACAGCCGCCATTGCGGCACCCTTGGAACACGAATGCTTTTCCATGTGTGCCTGCACCAAAGCCTCAAAGCCCTGATCTTCCGGCCCCTGCACCGAGCCAACCGCTTCAAGCGCAGTTGCGGGCACCTTGGCGGTAGCGCCCTTGAGCGCGTCCAGCGCCTGCTGTTGCGCATCCGGCTTGCCTTCAGGCTTTGCCTGTCCCAGAACGCCCTGCAAGGTGCCCAGCATTTCTGCGGACACGCCAGTAGCGGCAACGGCCTGCAGCTGTTCGCCAGCTGCCTTGCCAAAAATGGCACCAGCAAGCGCAATTACATTGGCCTGCGCGGCAGATGCTTCTGCCCTGGCTGCCCCAAGGGCCTGCGCGTGTTCGCCCGCCACCTCGGCGGAAACAGCCACCCGCAATTCGTCACGCAGAGCCTGTACGGCCTCGGGGTGCTGCGCCTTCAGTTCGGTGAGTGTCATGTTACAATCCCCTTTGATACGGTTGATGAAATCCGACCTGGAGCACACCTGGTCGATAAGGCCCAAGGTTTGGGCCTGCCCCGCGAGAAATATTTTGCCGTCGGCCATGGTCATGGCCTTTGCCCGGTCAACGCCACGGCCTGCTTCAACGGCGGACAAAAACATGTCGTACACGTCGTCAATGTTGGACTGTATGTACGCGCGCATTTCGTCCGTCAGCGGCTCTGCCTGATTGCCCGCCGCCTTGTAGCGCCCGGCCGTCAAAAAGCTCACCTTGATGCCGGCGTTATCAAGTGCCTTTGATACCTCCCTGTGCATCAGCACCACGCCGATGCTGCCGACTTGGGCGGTGGACGATGCACCAATGCTGCGAGCGCCGCAGGATGCCCAGTACGCCGCCGAGGCCATAAGGCCATCGGCATAGGCATACAGGGGTTTGGACTCCCCGGCGGCTGCCACGGAAGCGGCCAGCTCCTCGATGCCGTCCACGGTGCCGCCGGGTGACTCCACATCAAGCATGATGGCGCGCACGGAGGGGTCGGCTGCTGCTTGCCGCAGGCTTGCGCCGATATCACGCATGGAGGTGAGCAGCTGGAAACCAAAAAACTCCAGGCCATTCTTGGCCAGGGTGCCCTTGACGGGGATGATGGCCACAGGGCCTTCCATTTCGTAGGCAGGCGTGGTGGATTTACTTTTTGCCGCTATGCGGGCTTCCGGAACAGATCCGGAGAACATCTGCCGTAGGCCTTCTACAAAGGAGGAGAGGGCTTCCGGCGTCACCGTCCACAGGCCCGCCAGCTGCGCCATCAACGTACTCAGGTTCATTCCTCATCCTCCGCGTTTTCAGTCTCCGAACCACCTTCATCTTCGCTGCCATCCTGATCTGGCTTCGGCTCTTGTTTGGGCTTTGCCTTGGCTGGCGCTGGCGCGATGCCAAGCTTTTCCATGAGGTGATTCTCCCGGGCGCGGGTTTTGGCCACCGTTTCCCAATCCAAACCGCGCGCATGGCAAATGCTGGTGCGGGTTTCCGTAAGGGCATCCAGACCCAACTGTTCGGCTTCGCGTTCCTTGGTGGGGTCGATCTGGCCGCGCGGGGGCCGGGTCCACACGTTGGAGAGCCAGGCCTGCGCGATGAGAGGCGACTCGTAGAGCGAGGGCGCGCCATCGGGCACCACCAGCAGGCCGCGTATCCAGGCCTCTTCCATGACCATGCCCCAGAGGATGTTGAGGTAGCCGCGCACCAGCCAATCTTGGTACATGGTGTGCATTTTCCACACTTCCAGCAGGGCAGCGCGGGCGCTGGAATAGTTGGTCTTTGAAAAATCCTTGGCGACCATCTCGTAAGGCTGGCCGGTGCTGGCGGCGGCAACACGCAAAATGCGCTCGTAGAACGGATCGAACTGTGGGCCGGGGCGGTTGGAAGAAAGGATGTGCGGCTTGTGCCCGGGCTGGCCGGTAATGAGTGTGCCCGGCTGCATCTGTATGGGGTACTGCCCAACCGATGTGGATGCAGAGCCATCAAGGTTGGTACTGCCACCGCCTAAGGCTTCCGGCATCGCCTCCAGAAAAACCGTAAAGCTGGCCGCGATAAGTGCGCCTACAAGCTCGTAGTCCACATAGTCGGATAGGTCGCGGAACATCTTCATGGCGGGAGAAAGAATGCTGGTGCCGCGCGTCTGCTCCGGCATGCCGGAGTGGAAGCGGTGCAGGCAGGCGTAACGGTGCCCGATTTTGCGGGGAACGTAGATGAAATTGGCGGAAGAAAGCCCCGCCAGTAGGGTGTTGGCAGGCGGGCAGGCGATGAAGTAACCGATGGGGCGATTGTATTGCCCCAGGTGGACGCCGTTGCTTACCTCGGCCCGGCCCTGCAGGTCAGAAGGTGTGCGCAGCCGGGCGGGATGTAGATCCTGCAGCGCCAAACCAAACGTGCGTTCCGGGCCGTCGAGCCACACCGGGAGCTGAAGAAATTCACCCGTAATGAACATGCTGCGCACGGCCTGATACTGAAGATCCTCAAAGCCCATGGTTTCGCCAGCGTGGGCCTCTTTGCACCAGATTGCCCAGGCGGCTTCAGCAGAATCCGCGAAGGCCTGCGCCTCTTCTTCTGAAATGCCCAGAGCAGCGGCATCTGGGTATGATTGCGGGCGCAGCCCGGGGCCAGCCACATTGAGCGCCAGCGAATCAATGGCACTGGTGGCGTTGCCATCATTGGCAGCAAGGCTCTCGGCCCGGGCCATAATGGTGTCAATGGATCTGGCCTCTGCCAGACGTTCTTCCCGGCGCGGCGACCAGTTGCCCAGCGTACCCTCGCGCGAGGATGACAAGCGCCGCACACCGGGAACCATGCCAGATGCTACGGACTGCGTAACGGCGATGGCCATGCGAGCCTGCATGCGGTGTGCGCCCCAAGTGGGGGCCACATAGCTGATGACCCGGTCGAGCCAGGTGGGCGCAAATATCGCAGGTGGCTTGGCCATCAGTAGCCCCCTCTGCCACCACGGCCCGGCAGGAGCTGGGTGAAACACGGCTGGGCACGGCCTGACTGCACATCCTCCACCGTGGGCTGGCTATCCAGCCACTCAAGAGTCTTGCGGATCTCTGGCAAGTCGGCGCGCCGCAACCGCCGCGAACCGATGGTATATTCCTGCCCACCCGAACACGCGAGCAGAGCCTTATTCCATGCGGCTATCTGTTCAGTTTTTTGGGCGCGTGTAAAAATGGGCATACATCCTCGCAATTTTCTGGTGAACTTTTGCGAGGGTGTATGCCCAGATTAATGACGTGTCGTGCAGAGTGGAGAGAATGGAGAAAATGGAGAGAGTTTTTTACAGAAATTTTTATATAAAAATACAGTAAAAATATATAGTTAGTTGAAAATTAATCGAGATCGATGGACGGGAGTTTCACGGTAAGGCCTGGTGCCTGACAATTGACCTGGTCAAAAATACGCATAATTTTACGATCTACATCATCCACCAAAGTGGAGAGTAACCGGCTTTGTGCGTATGCGCCGCCCTCCCTCAGCAAAGCGGTATAAGCAAGGAGAGGGGTTAGCAAATCAGTTGCAAGCGTGGTATCGAGTGGGATTGCATTGCGCATAGCACCTCCAGAAAGGCGAACAAAAAAGGCGGATCAACGCTCCCCGGCCCGAGATAGGCCGCCGGGGCCTCACGGACACCCGGACGTAAATCCGCCAATATGTTCCACCACCCGAACTTGGGTGCAGAAGGCAATGCGAAAGGCCGAATTTGCATCAGCGTGGGGCACTGATACGGGTCGCGGCAACCCATCTCGGTTAAGGGAATGTCAGGGTGGTGGAAATATGGCGGTGTGTCAAGCTGCATCATATTTCCCGTCTCGCCAAATAGTCGTTGATGCTCCGCACAGTAATCTGGACGCCCTTGCGACTGCCTATACGGTACGCCTGCAGCTCACCAGCGGCCACCAGCTTGTACACCCAAGACACACTACATTCCAACCTCTCGGCTGCCACCGGCACATTTATACGCGGCTCCCGAGATCTATCGTGAGGTAGGTTTACATTTTTTCTGACCATGGTTGCTCCTAAAAGTCCGAACTCCGGCGCATGAAGCCCGGGCGGTTTACAGCGCGCTGGGGAGCCTCCCTCGCGGCCATGACACGTTGAGGCAGCTCCCGTTGACCCATAGCAGGGCCAGGTGCAACCTGTGGCAAATGACGCTGTGGAGCCGCACCATACTCTGGCTCCGGCAAATGGCTGTGCAGCTTCGGCACGGGCATTGCCTTTTGTGCCGCCTCACGTTCGAGCAGCTGGTGCAGGCTGGGCAACCACGATCCATCCACGCAGGCATGGGCCATCATGGAGCAGTCAAGCAGGTGGTTGGCCCGGCGCTTGGCCACCCACACCAGCTTGCCGTTGCGATCACGCTGCAGGCTCTCGGCAGAGAGCTGGTCGGCAAACATCTGGTCGGTATCCTTGTGCAGGGTAATGGGCTGCCGGGCATCTTCGGCCAGACGGGCAAACAGCAGGCTTTTGAAATAGTGCGTGTCCAGCAGGTAGAGCCACAGCCCGCCCAGAATGCGCATGCGCGAGCTGGGGAAGCGGTCGATATTCACGGCCCGCACGGGGGTGACGCTCTCATGGCTTGCGCCCTTGCAAGCGAAAATACGCTTGCCGCCGTACTTGCGAACCCAGCGGTAGACATCCTCGGTACGAGAGATGGCCTTGTCGTCTGACCTGGTGCCGCCAGAGTCTATGCCTGCCCGCCAGATACCCAGATTGCGGCCGGACATTGGGCCGTCTGCCTCATAATCATACCGAGTTTCAAACAGCAGGGCATGCACGGCGTCCCAATCCGGCAGCCGCCCGTAGTCTACAAGCACAGAGGCGAGGTTGGGCTTCCAGCCCCAGATCGTGTACCAGAAGCCACGCGCCTGACTGTCTACCCCGGCCGTGAGAGCCACCACATCGCCTGGCACGGTGCGCGCCTGCAGGTTTTTGTCGATTCGTTTCAATATGGCGGTGGCTTCGGTTTCCTGCACCACTGCGCGGTAGGGCTTGGCCCACATGCCGTTGATGTAGTGTTGCTTGAGCGCCGGTGAGTCGGAGGCCTCGGCCCGCATTTTTGCAGCCATGATCTCCGACAGGCTGACGTTTTTTGACAAAATGGCCGGAAGCACAAAACCCACCTTGCGCGGATGCGGCACCGGATCAGCGGCAACCCATCGCCCCATGTTGACGGCGCGGTCGCGCATGTGGTCTGTCCACAGGTAGCCGCACTTGCACCGGTAACGGCCCAGCTTGCGGCGCTCCACTTCCTGCGGGCTAACGCCTTTTTCCGTCACAGCCAAGTTATCCTCCACCAGTTCATTGTATTGCATGCAGGCCGGGCAGCGGGCCTCGTAGTGGCGCACCTCATCATACTCCTCCAGGGCAAGGACTATGCTGCACTCATCTCCGCCAATGGGCTTTGACTCCCGCAGCACCTTGCGCGTGTTGGAATAACTGCGCGTGCGTTCCAGAAACTCCAGCGCCGGAACACCCTGCCCGGTGATCTGGCGGTACAAAGCTTCTTCGTCGAGCATCAGATCCTGAATGGAGATGGACGCGCGGGCGTTGGGGCTTTGGGCGCTGGCTAGGTAGATGGTCGTGGAATCTCTAAACGTGATCTGGCCAGAGCGTTCCTTGGCCAGCAAATCGCGCACTGGACGGCTGGCCCGAAACATGGGCAGCAGCTTGTTGGAAACAACCTTATTCAGGCTTTCGTCATCCTGCATGGCCAGCATGCGCGGCCCAGGGCGCTTGACCACGCTGTAAGCCAGGGCCGCATGCATCACCAGCGTTTTACCCGTCTGGGCACTACCGCACACGCCCACCTCTTCCACATCTGGGTGCGACCATGTGTCCATGATCTCCACGAGATAGGGGTTCACGTCCTTGCGGTAACGCCCGCCGGCATACGGGCCATCCTTAACAAGCAGATTGGCCGCAGCCCATTCCGACAGCGGTTCATAGGGGCGCTTACGGAAGACGTGCCGCTCGCCATCGGTAAAGCGGATCTGCTTCATCAGTCTTCTCCAAGCTCCTCGATGTCTTCATCACTGGCTGCGAACTGGCGGTCAGACGCCCAGGCGTCCATCCAATCCGCAGTCTGCGCAGCCCACCATTTCAAAAGGTCGGGCAACTTGCTTTCGTCGCCATTGACCAGGGCGATAATTTCGCCAGCCTTGCGAAAGCCAAAACTGTCCACCTCCGATTTGAAGAACATGGCCCGCGCGGCCAGGTCCTCCTCGTACTGCGCCCGAGGCATCAAAAGGCCCTGTTCTTTTTCCAACTTCAGGCGGGCGCGCTCAGCGGTGAGGCGCTTGAGGTCGGCATCGGCAGACACTCGGTTGACGGTGGCGTCGGTCAGCGCCTTGTTTTCTGCTTTGGCCAGTGGCGTAAGGTGCAAAGACGCATAGGCCAGCAGCGCGCCGTCTTCAAAAAAGCCCTCGACAGTGGTAGCTACCTTGCCATCGTTAACGTCGCGGCCGAACTTGCTCTTGGAAAGCTTGAATCCTTGGTTGGTCAAAAATTCAACCGCGTCCAGCTGAGTCTTGAGAACTTTCACGGCTGTTCCTCCTCCACCTTGCAGGCGGGCCACCTCATCAGCCACCGCAGCCTTGGCCCGATTGAACGCGGTGATATTGTCCCTAGTGGGGCTCTGCTTCATCAGGCGCTTGGTGTCTTCCTTGGCGCGGATGAGGAACGCCAGATCATTGGCCGAACTTTTTTCGGCCAGCGCCAACAGATCAAGATCATCAGAAACCATGGCTTACTCCGCAGCTGGCGTTGAGGTTGCAACAAACGGCTGGCCTGTAACGGCATGAATAGCCACTTTGCCGGTGTATTCCTGCCACCGCAAAATGGCGCCATCTACGTGCCGGGGGTCAAATTCCATACTGTTGCACCGTCTGGCCAAGCGTTCGCTGGCCATCATGGTGGTGCCGGAACCGCCGCACAGGTCGACCACCAGACCGCCACGGGGAGAGCTGTTGACCATCATGCGTTCAACCAGGGCCACGGGTTTCATGGTGGGATGCTGCTTGGAGGTCTGGGGCTTTGGTACGCTGATGATGGTTGTTGCCATATCTTCGACCAGCACATCCTTGCCGGTGATGCGGAGTACTGAATCGCCGCAGGCTATCTGCCAGACGTTGTCAGCCACCTTAATGACGGGTTCTCCGGCGAAATGCTCAAACAGGGACGTTTGCTTGCGATCGCCGTACCAGGTGTGCTTGCCGGTTGGCTTCCAGCCGTAGAGCACCGGCTCGTGCTGCCAGTGATAATCGCCGCGACTGAGCACCAGCTGGTTCTTACGCCAGATGAGCACGGCAGAGAGGTAAAATCCCGCGACATGGAACGCCTTGCGGAACGCCATGCCGTCTCCGGCCTCGCTGTGCGCCACATATATGGCCCCGCCGTCGCGCAGAATATCGGAAGCAGAAATCATCAGGCGGCGCAAAAAGGCGTCAAACTGCTCCGGTGACATCCTGTCGTTTTTGATTTTCCCGGCCTTGGACTTGTAATCGACGTTGTAGGGAGGATCTGTCCAAACCATGTCGGCCTGCTCGCCGTCCATAAGGGTGGCCACATCGGCAGGCTTGGTGGAATCGCCGCACATCAAGCGGTGCATACCCAACAGCCAGACATCGCCCTGGACGCTGGTGGGCACTTCCGGATCGCCCGGGTGAGCGTCCGGATCTTTCTCCGTATCCGCAACCGTGCCTGCCAGGAACGAATCCAGCTCGCGATCTGTAAAGCCGGTGAACGACAGATCGTCCAGCTCCTGCCGTAGTTCGGCCATTTCCATGCGCAGGGCATCGTCGTTCCATTCGGCCCAGGTAGCACTGCGGTTAACCAGCAGCCGGAACGTGCGCACCTGCGTGGCGGTCAGATCATCCTGAACAATGACCGGCACCTCCAACATGCCGAGGTCGCGCGCAGCCTGGAGGCGCAGCGCGCCGTCGATAACCTCACCGTCAGCCGTCACCAGCAACGGCACGCGAAAACCCCACTGGCGCAGGGCATCCTGCATTTTTGGCAGGGCCTTATCCTGATCCTTCAACGCGCGGTCATAAATGCGCAGCCGCCCCACCGGCCAAATTGCAACTTGAAACTGATCCACTGTTCATCCTTTCGTTTAACTATTCAGTGCCATTTTTACCCACTGACCATTGCGACGCAGCCATGTGAACAACGCGCAATAATCGTCCAACGGCCAACGCTCATGTCCTGTGAGCGTGAAATCATCCCCATCCGGTACAGCCTCCACTCCTACGCGGCGCAGAATGGCCAGACTGTCCAGGGGCCCTACTGCGGTAGACAGCAACTTTGAGATGCCCGGCTCTGGTCGTGGGGGCCTGCGCTTTTTTTGCGCAGGCTGTTCGGCTGCCACTTCCGACTGCGCTTCGGGCACTTCGATCGGCGGCGCGGGCTGCTCCACCCGAGGCTCTACCTGCTCCGCCCTATTTTCGCGCGCCCCTTCCTGCGAGGTCATGTCAGGCGCTTGTCCTGCCGGCATAGCCAACTGGAGGCCCTCTGGAATACCTGCCTGTACCCACAGACGCAGGTCGAGGCCTGCGCCAAAGGCCTCGCCCGCATCCTTGCCCATGGGCACAGGCCAGCGCCGTGCACGGGGAAATGTGGCCCGCCAGCGGGGCCAGCCCTCCGCGCCAGCCTTGTCGCAATCGAGCGCCACCAGAATGCAGCTGGCGTTCTTCAACCGCTCGTATACGGCGGTGGACATATTCCTGATGTTGCTGGTCATGGACGCCAGGCAGCTCGTCAGGTCACCGGCAACAGCGTGGAGCATGTAGGAATCCATCTCGGTTTCCTGAACCACCACCACGCCAGTATCGTGCTGCGCCGTGCAGGGCAGCCACAGCAGATCCATGCTGCTGCCCTCGACCACATGGTATTTGTGCTCTGGCCGGAACTCTTGACGGTCGACATCCAGGCGGCGAATGCGCACCCGCTCGACCAGATCGGCACCGTCCGGCCCGTGCACGATCTGGGGCACAATGATGCCGCGTGGCAGCCACAGCTTTTTGGGTTTGCCGTTGTCCTTGAGCACCGAGGGCAGCCCCCAGCTTTCACGCGGGCGGATGATGCAATTCTTGCCGCGCTCGCCGGGGTTGAACCCCAGGCGGTAGCGCTGCACGGCGTCTGCATCCAGCCCGCGCGCCGCCAGCCAGGCCATGTGCTCCGGCGCGCGCAGCAGGCACTCCGTCCCCCAGGTCACCAGCTTGGCGGCATGGATCTGCCACTTGTCGCGGTCGACACCCTCCAGCTGGCCAAGCTGACCGCTCACGGCCTGGAAAGGCTCAACGATCTTTGACTTGGGTATTGCTGGGGCTTTCAGGTTGGCCACAGGGGCCACGCCAACACGCTTGCAGGCATCGCCGTAGCTCATGCTGGCGTAGTCGCGCAGCAGCTGGATGCCATCACCCTTGACGTCGCACTGACGGCACCAGTAGTAGCCGCGCCCTTCCTGCTCATCGGGCCAGATGCTGCATCTGTCTTTTCCACCGCAGCAGGGGCAGGCCGAAGCCCATTCCTTGGCGGTTTTTTTTGCCGGGTTAAACCCAAGCTCACGAAAGAGGTCAACAATATCTGCTGGCATGCTGTTTTCCTGAAAGGTCCTAAAGGTCCTGTTAAATATCCTACTTCTATCTTTCTATTTTCATTTACTTTTTTTAGAACAGGACAATATGACAAAAACACGGAATAGGGTTCAAAACCCCAATTGTGTTAAACGCATTGACCCCCCTAGGGAGTTGTCCTTTTGTCATGGCGCACCTATCCCACTGATATAAAATAGAATTTTTGCAGGCCCTTTGCCCCTGAAATGTCATGGCAACGGCATAAGCTCCTGACCGCATGGCTATTTGGAGGCAGGGCGCATGGCCTCTCCATCGGTAGAGAAGTCGTAGCCAAAGTAGTAGGTGTGCCCACCGACCTTACGGCGCTCCACTTTGGCCGAGAGTTGACGGCCAAAAAGGTGCATTGATGGCACGGTTTTGGCCGAAACGTACTTCTTGTGCCAGACTCGGTAGAGCTCGTAGACCTCGGTGGCGCTGAGCCTGTATTCGGCATCGGCCTGTTCCAGGCACTGGTCGATGAAGAGTTGCATGGTGTCCTCATCTACCCGGTAGTCAGCAGTCCACTGCGTGATGGCCACCGGAGGTATAAGGCCATCCTTCTGGAACATGAGGCAGCCGCGCACCAGCCAGGCGAGAATGCCAGGAAGCTCATCCTCCAGCAGTTTCTCCAGCTTGGGGTTGCGCGGACGGTCGTATTCGCCCTTTGGTTGGTCCACAAAGCGGTAGGGGAAGTTGATCATCCGCAGGCGCTCCCAGAAGGCGGAGTCGTGGGCAGGCGCGCGCGGAAGAAAGTTGGTGAGCAGGAACAGGGTATGGGTGGGACGAAACTCGGTGTTTTCCCTGTCCCACAGATAGCGGCCCGTGAGAGAATCAGAGCCGGAGAGCAGCTTGACCTGCGAGGTACTGAAGCGGCGGTTTTCGTTTGTTTCCGAAGCCCACACAACGCGCAGACCGTTCAGATTCATGATGGTGGGGCTGGCGCTGTCTGGATCTTTAGGCACGTTGCGATCCAGCAGCATCTCTGCCGGCACAGGCCCCATGTATGGGCCCAGCACTTTTTTGAGGGTCTCCATGATGACCGTTTTACCGTTACGGCCACGGTCACCATAGAGCATAAGGAACAGAGGCTCGGTGCTCATGCCGGTGATGGCATAGCCCAGCACCTTTTGAACATAGTCGATGACGCCGTCATACGCGCCGAGGATCTCGGACAGGCTCTGCTCCCAAACAGGGGCTGGGGTATTGAGGCCCGTCCATTCCACAGGGCAGGCACGGCGCATGTAGTCGGTTGGTCGGCCAGCGCGGTGCTCGCCAGTGCGCAGATCCACCACGCCGTTGGTCACCCCCAACAGCCATGGGTCTTTGTCCCATACGTCAGGCTTGGTGATCAGCGGCTCCAGGTTGGCCAGCGTGAATTTGATGCAGGCGTTAACGCCCTTGCTTGAGTTGAGGTAGCCAGCCCGCTTGCGCAGCCGCTCGGCTGAACCAGAAAACTTTGCGCCAAGGGCTTCATCGCCAGAGTCCACAGCATCCTGGGCAAGCTTGTCATAGTGCGCGGCGATTTCCCGGTACTTGAGGCCTACTTCATCTACTGACGCCTCGACCCGGTGGATGTGCGTGGGCTCCCACTGCTGGCCAGTCCAGCGGTACCAGGTCTTGACCTCTGGGACATAGACAAGCTTGCCTCGGAACAAGGCGCTGTGAAGGATGCCGTCACCCTTCTCGGCGAAGCCTGCGCACTTGGCCACAAAGTCCGGCGTGATTGCCTCAGCTGGTGGGGCGTCTGCCTGGACGGTAGCCTCTTCTTCCTTGACCTTGGCGTTGACCGCCGCTGCCATTGCCTCTAGGGCGGACTTGTTATCAGCCGTCATGACGCACCTCCACCACCTGGGCGAGCGCGGCCACGAATACTTTCAGACTATTGCTGGCGCCGTTTTCTTCCCAAATTCCCACCGAACAAAACCCAAAAAATCCCCGACACTTCGGGGCCGGTAACCCGCCCCTCGAGCGGGGGGCATGGAAGGACCCGTGAAACACTACCGGGCGGGCAGTCGGCCATGACCTTTTGCCCTGTCTTCTTTGAAGAAGGGGTGCGGGGAGGGGCGCGGGTGCCCCCCCCTGAGCGCCGGCTGCGCCGGCGACATAGGAGGCACCCGCCACCTGGCCACGTTGAAGGGCACAGGAGCTACCTGAAGCCTCCTCACGGCTGATAACTTGGGTGCTATGATGGAAGTAGGGCTGGATACTGTAGGGCAATCGTTGAGAAAAAGGATAGGCGGGCGCTCCCGCCCGAATGCATGGCAGGGAGGAATGGGCATAAGGGGCACGAAAGCTTCTGGCAAGCAATCCAGCGCCCCAAACAAGGGACAGGGAAGGGACAAAAACTAGAAATAAACAGAAAAAGGACTCATGCAA